AATTAATTAATTAAATGTTATACAGATACAAAGAGACAGGTGCAATTGTCGAGAAGGTTTCTCAGCATGGAGATGGGATTGTCATGTGTACAGATGCACAAGATGAAGTTTTATATATAGAAGAAAAAGATCTGATTCCACATCTTGAGGCAACTACAGAAAAAGTTAAGACTGAAGAACGTCTGACTGAACAGTTAAAACAGGAAGGTGTTAATCCTCCGAAACCTACAAAGAAAGAAATTTTTCCTGTAGATGTCAGAGTTAACATCAATACTGCCAGTGCTAGACAGCTTGCTGATGCGTTGCCTGGTGTAGGATTAAAGACAGCTAGGGAGATAAAAGATTTACAATCTTCCATGTTAGG